CCGGGTGCTGGTCACCCTGGCCGACGGCCGGGACTGTTATTTTCCCATCGATCACGCCGAGCGATTCGGCAACCGGCTGTATATCCCGGCCTGGCTGGGCGAGCATTACCGGCCCTTTCTGGAGGCAACCATATGAGACACCATATCGCCGGCAGAACCACCCACCTGATTAGCGATCAAAAACGCCTGGCATGCCTTAAATTAAAAATGACCATCAATCCGGATCCGGGCGAACAAAGCCTCTGTTTTGCCGTACTCGAGCGGGCGGTGAAGGACATCGGACTGTCAAACCGAAACAATTCGGAACATTTCTTTGCTTATCCCATTATACTGCCGGAAATTTGCGAAGACCTGGATATCGATCTGTCGGTGATATACCGGATCCTGAAACAGTACGGCCTGTGGCCGTACCCGCAGCCCCGTATGGTCCGATGAAAGAAAGTCCGTGCCTAAAGTGCGATCACCACCTGGCCGGCGGCAGCAAGAACGATCGCCGGTGCGTATTCGAATGTGACCTGCGGCTTGCCTACCCGAAGAAAGTCGGGGCCATGGTGGCCAGTATGGACCCGGAGGTTGTAAAACTCAAAAAAGGAGGCATCCACATGCCCGACATTGAAAAACAGTTGGGTGAATCGGTTTTATCGAAAAAAGAGGTTTTGGCCCAAAATGCGGGAATGCCGAACATCGAAGAAAAAACCGAAATCGATTTAAATCTGGAGGTTTCCGAAACCGACAAAGTGGTTTACCGGATCTGTGAAAAACACCTGGTCGACCTGGAAACCCTGCGCACCGGCAATCAACGCCGCCACGAATCCCTGGCCACCGTCGCCATTCAGGAGATCGTGGAAACCCTGACCTACGAAATGAACATGGACACTCCGGAGATTGCCCGGATCCTGAATGTCTCCCCTTCGGCGGTGTGGCAACGGCTCAATAAAAAGGCAAAAAGGAAAAAAATGAAAGAAAAGAAAAAACCTGAAAAACCGGATCGCCTGGTACCCAAAAAACCCGCCGATCCCGACAACGATAAAAAATATTTACTGGAAATCGATTTTTCCAAACATACGGAGATTTACGACAAACTGATTGAAACCGCAAAGGACCGCTTTCGGAAACCCGAAAAACAGGTCCTCTGGACCCTCAAAGAAAGTCTATACCCCCGGGCCATTTGATTTGTTTGAAATCCATGAAAAAGGACTGGAGGCCGAAAAAGAGGCTAAAAAACGCATACTTACATATTCATCAACCCGGGATCGTCGAATATACGGCCCCTCACAAGGCCGTTATTTTACTGATTTTATTGAAAAATCAAATATGAACCGAACCAACATTGAATATCTCGATTTTACCTGGAACCCTCTGGCCATGCGGTGCGATCCGGTGAGTGCGGGCTGTCAAAATTGCTGGCATAGGCGACGGGCAAAGATGCTGGCGAATAATCCGAAGATCCCGGCAGAACTGCAGGCCGTTTACGCCGGCCAGGGCCCTGGGCTCATCGAGGACCGCCTTGAGCGGCCCGGAAAACGGATAAGGCCGGCCACCATCGGCGTGCAGTTTATGGGGGATCTGTGGCATGAGAAAATAGACTGGATCACTATCGATCGCGTGCTGGAACAATGCCGAATGGCCGACTGGTACCGATATCTGCTGCTGACCAAGCGAATTACCGCGGCCTGGTATTATTTCAACTCTCCGATATACGACCATCCACATTCGATCAGCCGTTCGCACTATTTGAGCCCTCATATTTGGATGGGCATTTCCGCCGAAGATCAGGAGCACCTGGACGATCGGTGGAATATATTGAGCCAGATATCGGCGTCCCATTTCTGGATTTCTCTGGAGCCGCTGCTGGAACCCGTTCAGCTGCCGGATTCATTCCTGGATTTGGGCCCCGAAACATGGGTTGTCTGCGGCCCGGAAACCGGCTCCGGCGCCCGCCCTTGCAAAAAAGAATGGGTCGAATACGCCCACGAACAATGCCGGCGGGAACAAATACCGTTTTTCGATAAAAGCAAAAATCCCATCGCCCTGGAGTTCCCAACATGGTGAACAATAATTTTCCCAGATGGTTATATCCGGTAAAGCGCCTCGTCATAAGCAGCCATGTCGGCAAATGATGCCAGATCCCATATCCTGGACACCCGAAGGGCTGCCCTAAATATGGGAATGATAAAAAATGTCCGCCCAAAGCGCCCCGGGTTGAAGATTTCTTCGATTTAACCAAAAGCCTTTGGCTGGTTCATTCTGAATTTAACCTGGGCAATCATATTCTTAAAATGGAAAAGAAACACCCCAAATGGACATTGAGGCAATGTAAATGCGTTCTCTATTGGCAGCAGACCAGTCGCGGTCAATTAGATCAGCGCATTTTAGAGGGGTTGCTTCATACCGGCGCCATGGCCTCCACAACGGTCCCGGAGGCCATGGGCGTCAATGTCTATGCAACAGCCCGGCTTTCAGGACTCAAACTCGAAAGAATCCGCCACCTGGCCATGTGCCGGCATGTGGCTTTGATAGGACATAGCAATAAAGGCCAAATATCATTATGGTGAACGGCACTGAATACATATGCCTCCAGGACCTGGCCAAGGACATCGGGGTGAAACAATGGCCCTAAAGGAAATATCAACGGGAGAGAAAGCTATTTTTGAATTGCAAAAGATCCGGGATCGCATCGATCTTTTGATGGTGGAGATACGGGCTGCCCTACCGGGTACCGATGGTGGACTGCCCGACATGGTACTGATAGATCCGGGGACAGGGCGGACATTAAAAGTTAAGGAAAGAAAGCACGCGCGGAAAAATACCGGAATAAAATAATCGGGGTGTTAGACCATGGGATGGTTGAATTATAAGATTGTCCTTATTTTTTTGTTTTTAATTTTTATAAACGTTCGACCCCCACACCCCTTAAGTTTTAAAAATTCAAACCAAGGTCCATACACGTTCAATAATAAAAAAAATAATATATTTAATCGTGGGTCCTTCGCCGAGCCCAAAGTGACAGGGTTAATTCCAGCCCGGTATTTCTCTGCATTTAGATTTTTGAACGGAATGGAAAAATGGAATCATGACGCAACCGCCCGATAAAAATACAAATAGCTTGAGTTCTGAGGCCGATATCAAAAAGGCGGTGGAGGCCCGAAAGGCGGAGACGGCCGAGCGGCTGGCTAAAAGCCTGGCCGATAAAGAGCCGAAAAAAATAACGTCAAAGGATATCCATGATTGTCTGTATTCCAACGAACTGGGCGATGGGATGCTGTACGCGGCCCTGCACGAGAATAAATTTGTGTATAACAAATCCGCCCAGGAGTGGATAAAATTTAATGGCCATCACTGGGTCCGGGATATCGGAGATGAATCTCTGGCTGCGGCTGAAAATGTGGCCGAGCGGTACCTGCAGGAGGCCCGGGATATGGTGACCCGGATCGATGCGGCCAGCAAGGACGGCGATAAGGAAAAAATGGAGGCCCTACAGAAAACCCAGGGGGCGATTTATAAGCGGGTCCACCGGCTGCGAAGCGATCGGGGCCGTAACAGTTGTTTAAAGTTCGCCCACACCAACAAAAAAATGGCGATATATATCGAGGGGAACGAGTTGGATACGAACCATTATTATCTGGCCTGTAAAAACGGGGTGATCGATTTAAGAACCGGGCAGCTATCGCCCGGCCGTCCGGAAGATTATATGTTCAAGGCCAGCCCGGTGGAATGGGTCGGGATCGATACGCCGGCGCCCACCTGGGAAAGCACGCTGAACGGTATATTCCAGGGGGACCAGGATCTGATCGATTACATCGGCCGGCTGTGCGGATATGGAATCACCGGTCTGACCATCGAGCATGTGCTGCCCATCTTCTGGGGCCAGGGCCGTAACGGAAAAGGGACCATTGTGGAGACCATCTCGCATGTCATGGGCGCCCTGGTTGGTCCCATTGTCACCGAAATGCTTCTGGATCAAGGCCGGGTTAAAAACTCATCCGGACCCAGTCCGGACATTATGGGGCTGCGTGGCCTAAGAATCGCGTTTGCCAGCGAGGCGGACGAGGGCCGGCGGTTCTCACCTTCAAGGATCAAATGGCTGTCCGGCGGCGACACCTTAAAGGGGCGCCATCCGCATGATAAATACGAGACCGAATTTCTTCCCACTCACATGCTGATATTACTCACCAATCACAAACCCCATGCGCCGGCAGATGACTATGCATTCTGGGAGCGGGTCCACCTGATCCCGTTTAATATATCATTTGTGGACCGGAAACCTCGGGAGGATTACGAGTTGCCGGCGGACAAATATCTCAAGGAAAAAATGATCTTAGAGGCACCCGGGATCCTGGCCTGGCTGGTGCGGGGATGCCTAGAATGGCAGCGGATCGGCCTGGCGCCGCCGGCGTCGGTGCTGGAGGCCACGGCGGAATATAAAAGGGACGAGGATCTGATCCAAGATTTTATTGATGAGTGCTGTTTTTTGGATCCCGGCCACGAGGTCGGAGCTTCCAGTTTATACTCGGAGTTTAAAACGTGGTTCGAAGAAAACATCTCCAAAAGGTCCATTTCTCAAAAGAAGTTTGGAAGGATGATTGGAAAGAAATTTAAGAAAATTAAATCGGGCACTTATAAATATATCGGTTTGGGGTTGAATTCGGATGAATTTGGGCACCGTGGACCATAGGGGTCTATTTTCATGTTTAGAGGGAAATAAAAAAAGGTAGTTTTTACTAGACTTACTTATACCCCAAAAGGTCCAATGGTCCAAATATATTATATATATATAATAAGTAGTTAATTTTATTAAAATAAAAAAATGGACGATTGAAAAATGAAGTGTATTAGCCTTTGGCAACCCTGGGCCACCTTGTGGGTTTTACAAATTAAAAAAAATGAAACCCGGCATTGGCCGTTTCCGTCTAATTATACCGGACCGGTAGCCGTTCATGCGGCCAAAAAGAAGGTAAATATTTGGGATGGTATCGAGAGATATTTTCTCCAGGGAATTATTGAGGCATTGGATAAAGCCGGGCTCGATCCTAATTATTTACCTCGAGGGGCGATCGTCGGCCGATGCGACCGGATCCGATCATATAAAATCTTTCGATATCAAAACAATAGTTTAGAAACTATGTTGGGGGATTGGAGTCCTGGCCGGTATTACTGGACCCCGGAGAATATGCAGCCCCTTCCGGAGCCGATTCCATACAGGGGGTGCCAGGGGATTTTTAATGTCGATCTGTTTTCCGATCGTTATATACCGCCACCCAAACGACAGCAGTTGAAATTATTTTAGAAAAGAGAGGGGTTTAAACGATGAACGTACTCGAGCTGTTGAAATCCAAAGGCATCGCCGCGAAAAAGGCATCCAGCACCAAGGGCGGGGAGTGGTGGTCGGCCTGCCCGGGGTGCGGCGGTGATGATCGGTTTCATGTCTGGCCGGATCAGAACGGCGGAATGGGGTCTTATTGGTGCCGGGGGTGCGGAAAATCCGGGGACCGGACTCAATTCTTAATCGATTTTGACGGGAAATCCTATCCGGAGGCCTGCGCGGCCCTGGATATCACCCTGGAAAAAGACGCCTACCAGGCGCCGAAATTCAAACCCAGGACAAAAAAGCCGGCCGCAGCGCCTCCGGATCCGGTACCGGCGCCGGATCCACTGTCGGATTTATGGCTTGAGCGGGCGGAAAAACTCACCGCCTGGGCCCAGGCGCACCTGGCGAAAAATAAAAAACAACTCGAGTGGCTTAAAAAACGGGGGATTAAAAAAGGGACCATCGAAAAATTCCGGCTGGGATGGAACCCGGGTAAAAACGGCAAAGACCTGTTTCGGCCCCGGGAGAAATGGGGGCTACCCGCGGAGCTCAAGGAAAACGGGCGGAAAAAAGTGCTCTGGATCCCCAGGGGTCTGGTGATTCCCTGGATCAAAGACGGCCGGGTCCGCCGGATCCGGATCCGCCGGCCGGACGGAGATCCCAGATATTACGTGATCCCCGGATCGGATATGGGCGTTATGATCATCGGGGACCGGATGCGGGCGTACATCGTACTCGAGGCGGAGCTGGACGCCATGCTCTGCTGGCAGATTGCCGGGGATCTGGCCGGCGTCGTGGGCCTGGGATCCACCCGGCCGCCGGATCCCGCAGCGGCGGAAGTGTTACGCCGGACCGCGGTGATCCTTCTGGCCCACGATTACGACGCGGCCGGGCAAAAAGCCCTGGAATGGTGGCGGATTAATTTTCCTCGAGGGGAACACTGGCCGGTGCCCGCCGGCGGGGATCCGGGGGAGGCCTACCAAGCCGGCGTGGACATCCGGGCTTGGATTTCCGCCGGACTGCCGTCCGCGTGGCGGGTTGGACAATCGCTCTTGGGTAGTAATGATAAGGAGGCGCCTCAAAAAACACCCGGTGAATCGGCAGGGGCGCCGGCGGGGATCCTGGAGTTGGCGGAGCTGTTAAAAAAACACCCGGTAACCATCCACAATACGCCGGAGCGGACCCGGATCCGGCAGGGGCAGCGGTGGGCCCGGGAAAATTGGGGCGTATCAAAACGGATTTCCGAGCTGGTTTATATGACACCGGCGGTTTTCGAATATCTGGCCGGGCATCCGGAGGTGGTGATTACGGGGGGGAATGTTTTTTATGAGGGTTCGAGGGTTCAAGGGTTCAAGGGAGAAAGAAAAATAATCTGAAAGGAGCGCGAGTATGAACGAATTAGAAAAACGATTCGATGAAGAAATAGAGAGGAGGAAATTCAATTTCCTTGAGCTTGTGGGGTTTCAATCAAAACCAAAGCTCGCCTTAAAAGCGGGTATGGCCATCGGGTATCAGTTGGCGTGTGATATTATTTCTAACGAACTCAACCCCACCGAATCCCCGCAAGAGAAAGGAGTGTGAGTATGAATGGAGCAATAGTCACGGGGAAAGGGCCGAAAATCGTTACGCTGTGCGGGTCGTCGCGGTTTGTGGATGTGATGGCGGTGTGCGCCTGGTTCATTGAGCGGGATGAGGGGGCCATCGTTCTGGGGCTGCATCTATTACCGTTTTGGTACAGTAAAGAACCAATTCCGGATCACCTGGCCGAACATGAAGGGATTGCCGACAAAATGGACAAACTCCATTTAAGAAAGATCGATATTTCCCATGAGATTTTCGTGGTGAATTATGAGGACTATATCGGCGACAGCACCCGGGTGGAAATAAAATATACCCAAAAAACGGGTAAGAAAATCCGGTGGTATTCCCACGATCCGGTGGGGGAAAAGGTTCAAAACCTTATCACATCACGCTTTGATGAATTAAAGGAAGGGGATAAAAACATCGAAAAAGATCGATCGGCCTGCCCAGAGTGCGAGGAACCGACGCCGGCGGATGCGGCGGAGTGCTCGGCGTGCGGGTGTGTTTGGGATTGATTGGGAAGGAAAGAGAAATTAGAAAAGAGGATAAGGAAAAATTATACCTATACGAATACAACGCGAGCGCACCAAAGGCTGGAGAATGCCGCCCAATACCGTTTATGTCGGACGGGGGAGCAGGTGGGGAAATCCCCACAAGGCGTCGGATTATAAATTCGAATCCGCTTGTCAGAACCGGAGTGCGGCCCGGCGGGATTGGCTGCACGATTTAGAATGCGGCCGGCTCCCATATCGCCGCGAGGATATCCGCCGCGAGCTGCGGGGGAAAAATCTGGCCTGCTGGTGTCCGTTAGATTCGTATTGCCATGCTGACGATCTGCTGCGAATTGCCAATGGATAAATTTTTAAACATATTGCCGGTATGAACCCACAACAACTATGTCTTTTTTCCGGGCAACCAGCAGCGGCGGCGCCTCGAGCTGTTCGAGACAAGCGATTGACTCATTATGCTGTGATCGAGGTTGCTGGCCAGTCAGTGGTATGGGGTATCGGAAAGAACAGGCGGGAGGCCATAGAAGATGCCGTGGCGTCATGTGTTGACTGTTCAAAGACCGATATCGACAATGCTGACGATATGGCGGATGCGATCCAGGCCGGCGAGATGATTGTTGTCCGTTGTTCTCGGCGCCTGTTTAAGGAAGTCGGCTATTTTGGCGGCAATATCCGTTTTATGTATGTGCCGGGAGTGGGGGCGTTTTTACCTGCAGAACAAAATTCCTAAATATTGGGGGAGATATGTGTCCCATGGAGAAATCAAATCATTTAAAACCATTTCAAATGTTGCCGGCGAAACCGGGGGTATGTCCGGAATGCGCGGTTGATCATCCCGAAGGAAGCCCGCATAATCGACAGAGCCTATGTTACCAGTATTATTTTTACAATATCCATGGCCGCTGGCCAACCTGGACGGACGCCATGGCGCATTGTGATGATGCCACAAAAGCGGCCTGGTCGAAATCGTTAATTGATCACGGGCAAAAATTAGATGGATAAATTTTTAAACATTTTACCGATTGTCATCATGATCGAGAGCTTTGCGGCGTCGGTTCCGCTGTTTGTTTGCGGGCGGTGGGGAAGCGGGCTTTATTGGTTCGCCGCCGGGCTTTTAAATTTTGCGGTGGTTTTCGGGGTTAAAAAATTTGGATGATTAGGAGTTTATTGATATGAAAATCGAAATGTTAAAAATCAAAGATCTGGTTCCATATATTCACAACCCAAAAGACCATCCGAAAAAACAAATAGAAAAAATAAAAAGATCGATCGAAGAATTCGGGTTTAACCTTCCGGTTTTGATTGATAAAGAAAATGGAATCATTGCCGGTTATGCCATGCGTTTGGCGGCCATGGATTTAGGCATGGATGAGCTCCCCTGTGTTCGTATAGAGCATTTAACACCTGGGCAGGTGCGGGCTTTCAGAATAGCCGACAACAAGGTCGCCGAGAGCGGCTGGCTTCCGGAAAACCTGCAGATAGAGTTTAAAGATTTGGCGGCCATTGAATATGATTTAGAACTCACAGGTTTCGACACACATGAAATAGATGAGTTGTTAAGAAGTCTCGAAAAGGAAAAAGGGTTAACCGATCCCGATGAAATTCCCGATTTTCCGAAACAGCCGATATCCAAACCAGGAACTGTGTGGGATTTGGGATCTCACAGGCTGTTGTGTGGAGATGCTACCAATAAATACCATGTAAAAAAATTAATGGCGGGAGATATTGCCGAGATGGTTTTTACCGACCCGCCCTATAATGTCAATTACGAAGGAAAAACAGGAGAAAAAAAGACCATCAAAAATGACAATTTGGCGGACGAAGCGTTCTACAATCTACTGTATCAATCATTTCGGAATATGTTTTTATATACGTGCCGTGGCGGGGCTATATATATTTGCCACTCTGACGGCGAATGGAAGAACTTCCGGTCCGCCATGATAGATTCCGGGTGGTTATTAAAGCAGTGTCTTATATGGTTGAAGAATCAATTTGTTCTGGGCCGCCAGGATTATCACTGGTGCCATGAACCGATTCTTTATGGCTGGAAGCCAGGAGCTCCCCACAATTGGTGTGGCGATAGAAAGCAAAGCACCTTTATTGATTTGGAAGATTATCTAACAGTAACCGAAGGGGCTGATTCAGCAACCCTGGCGTTTACCGTCGGCGCCCAGAGCCTTGTTTTAAAGGTTCCGGAGTATGAAGTGGTCTATTCCGGGAATGATTCTTTGACTTCTATTTGGCGGGTGAACAAGCCGTTAAAAAACGAAGATCATCCGACGATAAAACCCACAGCCCTGATTGAAAAAGCGGTTTATAATTCCTCAAAAAGAGGCGGGATTGTTCTGGACCTGTTCGGGGGGGCGGGCTCAACATTAATTGCCTGTGAAATGGCGGGCCGGGCGTCTCGAATTATGGAGCTGGACCCTGTTTATTGTGATGTTATTGTTAATCGGTGGGAGGATTTTGTCGGCAAAAAAGCAGTAATGAATCACAATTAACGGGCAAACCAGGGGAGCGGGCTGCCCGGGTGTACCAGCATCCAGGCAGCCCTAACCAAACATACCGGAGATATGTTTTGGCTGATGACATCTATCATGATTTAAATTTAATGGCAATGACCGCAGATGATATGAGTCTAACTGAGATTATAGATAAAATAAGCGACAATGATTTGAAAGTGTTGATCAGAGCCAAGCATGATGCACAAGTTCGTGTCGTGAAGGATCCATCCCGGGAGAATCTTGATGCGTATGACAAGGCGTCGAGGATGCTGGCCGCGTATTTGGAGGGGGAAAAGGAGCCGGTGTTTGAGAACCGGATCGAGGTGCTCAAGTATTTGAACCGGCAGGGATATGCCATCCAAAAGAGCAAGCTGTATGCGGATTGCAAAGCCGGACTGTTGCGGCTCCAGGCGGACAAAACGGTCCTGGAATCCGACATCAAGGCATACATCCGCAAAGCCGGCCTGGAAAAACCCGCGGAAACCATCGGGGCGAACCAGGGTGATCAGCTGGTAACCGACCGACGGGAGGCGGAACTGGAGCGCCTCCAGCAACAGATCATCGAATATAAATACAAGAACGAGATCCTGGAAGGAAAATATATTCTCAAAACCGAGGCCGAGGTCGTCTTTGCCATCAAAATCGGCGTTTTCGAGTCGTCGCTCAAACAGTTGTTCTCCATCCGGGGAATCGACTATGTCCGGGGCGTGAACGGAGACCTGCAAAAAATCAAAACCATGACAGAGATGTTCCACGCGGACCTAGACGCCCTACTCCATGAAATGGGCAACATCGACGAACTCAGCATCGAGATCCGAAAAAACTAAATCGCGGGGCGGGCTGGGTGACGAACGGTCTGACCGCCTCTTGGCTATTAATGGGCCGCCTTCGGGAAAGAGGAGGAAGTTGAGGCACCCGCCCCGCGATTTAAAAGCGAACCAGAGAATATCGAATGATGAATATCGAATGGAGATATAAAAATTATGAATGAAATTAGGATAATTATGATGGATTGCGATTGTCCTTCAATTTATTTCCCTATCGGACGACCGTCAGAGGGCGGTACGTGTGCCTTCGCAACGGACAAATGCATGCAATATTGTCCGAGCGGTATGGTCATAAACGATATAGAGCGTCACGCATTGCGGTTTTTTATTGAAAATACACACGATACGATAATTGATCGCCTCCATCGCGAATTCAGAGATATACTTCGTAATCCACGGGCTGAAAGAATGCTGCAATGGTGGACATGGGGCGATTGTCTGCCAGAACTGACCGATAAAGTAGCTGAGGTAATTGTGGGGTTACATCGCAAGGGAATCCCTCAATACGGGTTTACCCGCAATAAAAAATTGTGGATGAAAGTACCGCACCACGACACATTGCATATTGGGCTGACTATTGACGATATGGATGAAGCATTAAAACTATCAATAGAATCGGGAAAAATGACGGCCTGTCCTGATTTTGATGCCGGATATGCTCAAATGATTTTTACAGGTAGGGTGCGCTCTCGATGCTCGGGATGGTGGTGCATTACAGAAAGGGGAGAGACACGGAACAGCGATTGCACGCAATGCCTGGCTGCTGGCGAAGGGTGTTATTATCGCATTTAATCAAAAAACGAAATCTATGAAAAAGCCGAAAGTTAGACATTTTAGGCACTTTAGATCATTTTAGGCATTTTTTATAAACCATGAACCCATTACCCATTACCCATCACCTGGAGATGCCCATCTCCATCGATCCGGCATGGCTGCCGGCCTGGTCCATGGAGGAGCTGCAGGCGCGGCACCACATCACCGTGTCGTTTTCGCCCGGAGACAAGAAAATCCTCATCCGGAAATCCAAAATCCGGCCATCGGTCTGGGCCGAGCGGCACATCGTTCTCCCCGAGGATTCGCCCCGCCCCGGACCCTGGAAAAACATCACGGCCCAGTATCTCACCGGGATCATGGACGCGTCGTTTTACCCGTCGGTGGAGGAGATCATCGTGTGCGCGGTGCCCCAGGGAGGAAAATCCCAGGGCGCGGCCAACTGCCTGGGATATATCATAGACCGGGCACCTGGAAATGTTTTGATTGTGTTTCCCGACGAAAAAGAGGCCGGCACCTTTTCCAAGGACCGGATCCGGCCCATGCTCCAAGATTCGCCCCGGCTCCGGTCCTACCTTACCGGGGATATGGACGATCTGGCCACCATGCGGATCAAGCTCCAGCACCTCAAGATTTATTTTGCCTGGGCCACGTCCGCGGCCCGGCTGTCCCAGCGGCCCCTGCCCTATGGGATTGTCGACGAGGAGAACAAAAACCCGGTCACGGTGGGGAAAAAAGAAACCGGTCCGGTGGAGCTGGTCCGCAAACGGATGCGCAATTTTCCGAACAAGCGGAAACTCTGGCGACTGTCGTCCCCCACCATCGAAGGCGTGGGGATCTCCAAGGGGCTCAACGAAGATGCAGAGGTCGTTTTCGATTATTGGGTCCGGTGTCCGGACTGCGGTTCGGCCTATAAAATGGATTTCAAACAAATCAAATGGCCCGGGGGTTCGGCTGCGGATCCCAAAACGATCCACCGGGATCAGGCCGCCTTTTATGTATGCCTGGAATGCGATGCAACATGGGACGACATGGACGGACTGAACCCGCTCCGGGATCTGGCGGTCCGGCACGGGGAATACCGATCCAGGACCGGGGATGTCGAACTGTTCGCCTATTTGAAAGAATTCAACCCCAAGGCCATCGGCTTTCATATGCCGGCCTGGATATCGCCGTTCGTGACCCTGAGCGAGTGCGCGGCGGCGTTTCTCAAAGGCATCCATGACACATCCCCCCAAAAGACCGCCCTGAAGGATTTCCAGAACGGATATGCAGCAGAACCCTGGAAGATTACCCAAAAAGAACGGAGCGAAGACCGGATTCTGATGCTCCGGGACGACCGGCCCCTGGGGCGGGTGCCCGGGGACAATGTGGTGGCCGGGCTGGTGGCCGGGGTGGATACCCAGGACTATGGGTTCTGGTACCGAATCCGGGCGTTCGGATACGGCGGCCCGGAGCTGGTCAAGGAGAGCTGGGGGATCCGGGAAGGGTACGTCACCACCTTCGGAGCCCTGGAACGGGTCCTCTGGCAGGACACCTACATGGACGCGGAGGGCAACCCGTACGCCATGGCCATGGTGGTCCAGGACGCCCTAGGGCACCGAACCTCCGAGGTCTATACGTTCTGTCTCAAACACCGGGGCCGGATTTTTCCATCGTTCGGCCGGCAGCGCATGGCCACCAAATATACCTGGACCAATCTGGAATATTTTCCCGGGACCAAAAAACAGATCCCCGGCGGGCTCAAGGGGATCAACGTCAACACCCAGTATTTCAAGGACGAACTCTCCGGCCTCCTGGAGATCGCCCCGTCCGATCCCGGGGCCTGGCACGAAAACAATGAATTTTCATCCGACTGGGCCCGGCACATGACCGCCGAGTTCGTCAACGAGCAAGGCGTCTGGGACTGCCCGGACGGCGAGGATAATCATTTGTGGGACTGCGCATCCCTCTGCCTGGTGGCCCACGAGATTCTGGGGATGATGTTCTGGCCCAAAGAAAAAAAACAAGAACCCGGCAAACCCAAAAAGAAAAAACCAAAAGAAACCCGATGGTAAAAGGAGATTGAAAAATGGTCAAAAGATCATCAACCGCATTGCAGGGCATGAAGGAAATCGGCGCATATGTCAACCGAAGCGAGGCCACCGTTTTGGACTGGATTCGGAATTTGGATTTTCCGGCAAACAAGATGGATGGCGGTATATGGGAAAGCGACAAAACAGCTATCGATGACTGGCGCCGCAAAATGATAACCGGACCTAAAATCCGAAAAAAGGAGGAAAAATCTTCAACCAAAAAAAAAATTAAAAAAGAAAAAATCCGATAAAAAACAATTTTTACAACCATCATCAACTTTCTGAAAACCCCCGCTATCAAAGGGTTTACGATGATTTTTTACTTCTCCAAATACTTCCCGCAAATCCCCGCTATTCAAGGGTTTACAAGGATGCTCCGGCCTTGTAAATAGTATTGAGGTTTTTTAATCCTTAAATTTATTTAATAAGTATTAAATATTTTAATGGTCGGTATAATGTTTGTCATGTTGTATTTTCCTGCACTCTAAACATGTGATTTTCTTATTGTTTTTCGTACGTGACAAAATGGTGTTTTTGGTGCCGAAAATTGTCATTCTTGAGCAACTATTTCACGCCTTTAGTTTTTGCTTGATCGGTTTTACTGTGCAATTACAGGGAGTTATGCTTTCTCGCTATTTAATCGTCACGCTGGCACAATAATTGCTTTATAATAGGGCAAGATGAGAGAAAACCCAAACATAGGAGAAAATAAAATGGAAAAAAACACCAAAGCACTTAACGCCTATATAGAGATTCAGGAAAAAGCAAAAAGGCGAATCAAAATGTTTGAGACGTATCTTGAAAACCACCAAAATGCATTTGCACCCGAAGAAATAAACTGGGGGCATGTTGGCAACATCGCCAGGGCGATTGTTGGCTTGAATGACATTCTTGGAATCGAAGAGGAAGAAGGCTGGTAGCAAAAACAATCAACTGCCCCTCTTCGGAGGGGCAAGGGGAAAAAGGGAGGTCTAACCATGATAGACTACAACGACACATCAGCGGTAAAAAGATTAGTCCTACACACAAAGGCAAAGCACATCACGCAAAGAATTTTGACGGTGCTTGATGATTATTATCGGGATTCAGCGGTTGAAATCCTTGACGAAATCGATCTGCCGGAAATGATAACCGCGGAGATCCAAACGTGTTTAAATGATTTAAGGGAGATCTAATTGGCATGAAACAATACACAACAAAAGAATGTGCCGAACTCCTGGGGGTCACAACTTCATGGGTTCGGTATCTCATAATCGGGAAAAAACTACCGGCAACCAAAATGGGTCGGGATTGGTGGGTTAAAAAAGAGGATGTTGAAAAATTCAACTCTATCCCACGCCGAAAACCCGGAAGACCCAAAAAGGATTAAAATGAAAAACATCGAACAGCAGCAGAGGATAAAACCATGCAAGAAGAAACCTATCAATTAATATCGCTGGACCGAATTCAGCCGAATCCCATGAACTCCAGGACCAATTTTAGCGGCATAAAATTTGAAGGGCTCAAGAAATCCATCGATGCCCACGGGGTCCTGCAACCCATCCGGGTCCGGCCGATCCCGCCCGAAGGCATGCACGAAATCATTTTCGGCGAGCGCCGGTTCCGGGCCCTCAAGGCCGTGGCGGAAAACAGCGACTGCCGGATCCCGGCCATTGTCCAGGAAATGGACGATGACACCGCCTTTGACCTCATGACCATCGAAAACCTCCAGCGCGAGGACCTCACCGAACTGGAAGAGGCCCGGGGCTTTAAAATTTACCTGGACAAAAAAGGCGCCGGGTCCCTCCAGGATCTGGCCGACCGCACCGGCATCGATGCCCGGTACATCCGCCGGCGGGTGGCGGTCCTGGACCTGGCTCCAAAAATCCTGAAAGCCTGGGATAAGGACGATCTGAAATACGGCCACCTGGAGCAGCTCATGCGCCTGAAAGACAAAAAAACGAGAAACGAGTTTTTCAAATGGGTCCTGGAAGAGGTGTCCTGGCGGGAGGATGGCATCGCGTCGGTCAAAGACCTTAAAAGGAAAATCGACAACCTGTCCCCGCAGTTGGCCGGCGCCCGGTTCGACCGGAAAAAATGCGAGACGTGCAGTCAAAATTCCGAGGTCCAGAAAACCCTCTGGGGCATGGACACGGAAAAACACCGGTGCCTCAACCGGATCTGTTACAAGCGAAAGCAATATGACCACCTGGTGAAACATTGGAAAAAGAGCACCTATTATAAAAAGTTCAAAACCACCGGGTTCCGGTTCCAGGGCGATGTCCACAATCAAGATTACAATTCCTTTAACACCTGGTCATACGACCCGATCAAGCCCACGGACAAATGCAAAAAAGGGGAAAACGGCGGGTGCGCCCACTACCTCACCATCCTCGAACTGGACGGAACGGTTTACAAGGAGCGGGCCTGTTTCGGCCAGGATGCGTGTTACCGGTCCAGCAGGGTCCAAGAGAAAGCCGAAAAGAACGACAAAAAAATGCCCGGCGACGGCCCCCGGGTGCCCTGGCACGGGACCCATTTCCGGGAAAAATTTTATGAAACCGAGATCCCGGTCCGGATCCAGGCCTCGAATGACGAGTTGAAACTGGCCCAGGTGGCCCTTTTTTCCCTGCTCAAATCCAACGACGACCTGGACCTATGGTTTGCCGTTTATAGCGGGTACAGGAAAAAGAGCGTGGTGCAGGACGATAACAACTCTTATTGTTTCTCCATTAAAAATCATGTCCTGTTCGACCTGATTACCAAGATGGATATGGTCCAGATCAACGACGCATTCCGGGAGGCCGCCATCCAGGTGGTTCTCCAGGACCGGTACGATGTCAAATCCCGGTTAAAGATCGCGGCTCACTTCGGCATCGAGCTGGAAAAGGAATGGCGGATCACCGAGGAATACCTCCAAAAGAAAACCATCGGCGAAATGCTCGGCCTGGGGGAAAAGCTGGAAATTTTCGCGGATCCCAAGGCCCAGACCTTTCTGTTCGAAAAACTGCTCAAAAAGCGGGGTGCGTTCAAATCCTGCAAAAAAGCCGAACTGATCCGGGTGTTCATCGAATCCGGCGCGGACTTGGCCGGCAAGGTTCCTGATGAGATCCTGACCTCCGAAACAGTGAATTGAAAATTAAATTAACCTTAAAAGGATCTTTTAAAAAAAAGTCTTGAAAACTTTAAAACAATTATTACATTATAGGCAAACATAGGAGGATGCAACATGAAAAAATTTCTTGAAAAAGCGGCTGAAATAACCGCCAAGATTAATGTGCGGCGAAACACAGACTACACACGAAGCGAAATCTATAAGACTGGTTATGTTGCCAAAATGGTCAACTCGAGCAACGAAAACGAGCGATATGAATGTGAATTTGTATCCATAGATGAATTTATAGCCAGCTTGGTTCCGAATGTTGAGGATGAACACGGAAATGGCTTTGCTCAATACGAGATAGTAATTTCTATAATTGGCCAACCGCCCATAATGGGCAAAGGGGGAAACAACATGGAAAACATCGTAAGGAACATTAAAGACGGAGTAAGTGACGGGAAAAGATCCGGGGTTGAACTTGCTCGACACATTGCAGATGAGCATGAGAAGTCTACGGGAAATCGTTGTCTTGTTCGCCGGATCGTAGACTATGTTGACCAATTTGACGGTAGAGATCGGGAGCATTTTTCTTTTGATATTGTCGAGATTATCTAACCCCCTCAAGACCTGGGCAAGTCCTTAAGAGTCGCTCTCCGGAGCGGCTCTTTTTTTTGCCTAAAAATCCCCTGTCAAGCGTAAAATTGCGCAGATTTGCGCATCCTTGCCTAAAACTTCCGTAAAGTTCCGCAGAATCCGGCAGTTTAAAAAAAAACAAAAAATCCCATGATATGGTTGTTGCACAACTTGCAACCACTATGCATAGGGGTTTTTTTTATGGCATTCACTCAAGCTGAAATCGATTCCCTCAAAGCCGCTTATCTCAAACTGGCCGCCGGGTCCCGGGTGGCCTCCGCCACCGTTGCCGGCAAAACCATCCAGTACCATCCCGTGGACATGAAGAGCCTCAAGGATCTGATCGACGACATGCAGACCCAGACCGACGCGGTCGCCGGCACGGTGCCGCTGAGAACCTACGCCAAACAGGGCGGGCGGACATCATGAGCCGATTCGACGGAATAGAATCTTTTCTGGACCGGCTGATCGGCGTTTTTTCTCCGGGCCGCGAAATCCGGCGCCGGTTTTTTCGGAAAAAACTGGAAACCGTCCGCAGCGCCCAATATGCCGCCGCCAAAACCACACGCCTCACCGGCCCCTGGGCGCCGGTGGATTCCAATGTCAACGACATTATTGGAGCTTCATCAGGCGCCATCCGGGCCCGGGTCCGGCAATTGGTTCGCGATTTTCCCTATTTTGCCCGGGCGGTCAATATTCTGGCCGACTATACGGTGGGGGCCGGGATCATTTTCCAGAGCCGGATCCGCGGAGCGGACGACCAGCTGGACAAAAAGCGGATCCAACAGACCGAGGACGCATTCAATTTCTGGGCCGATGAGGCCGACATTGCCGGCAAGCTCCATTATTATGAAATGATGCACCTGGGCAAGCGCCAGGATGCGGAGACCGGCGAATTTCTCATTGTAAAAACCCTTTCCAAAGACCGGAGCCGATACCTGCCCTTTGCCCTCCAGATGTACGAGGCCGACTGGCTCGCCGGTTCCGCCAGTCAGAAAATGAGCCCGGGCAACGAATTTTCCCAGGGTATTGAATATCAGAAGGCCACCGGCCAGGTGGCGGCGCTTCATCTTATCGACCCGGATTCCTGGGGAAAGTCCGTCCGGATTCCGGTAGACCGGGTGATCCACGGATTTCAAACATTACGGCCGGGCCAGCTCCGGGGGATATCCCCGTTCACGCCGGCCATATTGGTGGCCAAGGATCTGTCCGAATATATGGACGCCGAAATCGACGCCGCGAAGATGGCCGCCAAATACCTGTCATTTGTGAAGACCCCGGATCCGTTCAGCCGCCAGTTGGGGACTATGACTACCGATCCCGATACCGGCCAGAAAATCGAAGAGATGCAGAACGCCATTATCGAGTATCTCCGGCCCGGCGAAGATGTCACCATCGCCAGCAACCCGCGCCCCGGCACCAACTTTCCGCCGTTCATCAAATTAATCCTGCGCATGGTGGCAATCACCGCCGGCGCCCCCTATGAACTGCTGTCCGGCGATTACGAGGGGTTTAACTATTCCACGGGCCGCACGTCCCGCAATGATTTTGCCCATCAGCTCCGACCCATCGCCGTCCGGCACATCCGGCATTTTGCCCAGAAAACCTTTATTCCGTTTATGGACAGCGCGGTCCTGGCAGGCCGGCTCCAATTCCCGGGCTATTTTACCAATCCGATCCCCTACCTCCGGTGCGAGTGGCAGCCGCCGGGAATGGAGAGCATCGATCCGTTGCGGGAGACCAAGGCCCGGATCGACGAGGTCAACGCCCTGTTGAGATCTCCATATGAGATCGCCAAAAGCCGGGGCCGGGATCTGGAGGATATTTACAAGGAAATCAAAATGGCCAAAGAGCTGGCCGAGGAATACGATCTCACCGGTCAGGAAGTATCCACCGCCCTGGCCAACAATCCGGCCGCCCTGAACGGCAACGACGACGACACCAAGGCCATGATTATCGATCTGATCGATAAATTGGATGAGGTCGTGGTTTGAAACAGTGAAAGATTGAAGACTGAAGGTAGAAGGCTGAAGGCTGAAGGTTAAAACCTTTCACCTTTTACCTTCAGCCTTCTACCTTTTACCTTTAACCTGAAAATCGGAGATTTTTACCATGAAAAAAAAGAAAATCATCCATCGCAACCAGGCGAACACCGGCGATTTGAGCTACCGCACCATAAGCCTGCGGATGCAGGACGGCGCACCGGCCACCCTAAATATAGAGGACCGCAGCGTCGAAGTCGTGGGCGCCACCGAGGACCCGATTGAAATATTTGACTGGGAGCGGGGCATTATCAGTGAAATTTTAATGATGGATGGATTGGAGACACCGAAATCGAGACAGGTGCCGCTGTTGGACTCACACCAACGATGGGCCGGAACATCCAGCGTATTGGGATCCTATCGGGACATGAAAACCGAAAAAGACCAGCTTACGGGACGGGTCCATTTTTCCAGTGTGTCCGGGGCGGAAGAGCCTTTCACCAAGCTCAGGGAGGGCCACCTCACCGATTTCTCCGTGGGATATCGTCAGATCAGCTCTGAATGGGTGCCCAAAGATGAACGCAGAACCATCAAGGGGCGCAGCTTTGAGGGGCCGATCCTGGTGACCACCCGGTGGCGGGTCAAGGAGCTTTCGATCGTTCCCATCGGAGCGGACGAACAGGCCAAGGCCAGAACCGAAACCAAAAAAAAGAAACGATCAACTTCAACAGAGGAGAAGAATACCATGAATGAAAAAACGAGAAAATTCCTGGAGGCAAGGGGGCTTTCCAAGGAGGCCACGGAGGACGAAGCCTGGGCGTTCCTGGAGAGGCTGGATTTGCCGAAGGAGGAGCAAAAAAGAATTGAAAAAGAGCCCGAAGTCGATATCGACAAAATCCGGAAAGAGGCCACCGGCGAAGAGCGCGAACGGATCCGGGGCATCGACGCCATGTGCACGAAATTTGATTACCCCCCTGAAAAAACCAATGATCTGGTTCGTGAAGGGACGCCCCTGGATGAGGCTCGTGAAAAGGTAATGACATGGCTGATCAAAAAGCAGGATGAAAACACCACCCAGTACCGGACGCCCATTGAAACCATCGCGGACGAGCGGGACAAATTCCGTGCGGCCGCCGTCGATGCGCTGCTGATCCGGTCGGGCCCGGAATTCAAGCCGGAAAAACCGGCCCTGGGCGCCCAAGATCTCACCGGGTATTCTTTAAGAGAACTGGCCCGCCACGCATTGTACCTGGCCGGAAAATCACAGGATGGGGATCCCAGAAAGATGGTGGGGCGTGCGCTTCAAACCACCGACCTGCCTTATATCCTGGGAAACGTGGCCAACAAGGCCCTGTTTGTCGGCTTTGAGACCAGCGAGGAAACCTGGAAGGATTGGTGCGCCACCGGGTCCGTGTCGGATTTCAAAATACACTCTTCACCGAGAATATCGGAAAGCGACGACCTGGAGGAAATTCCGGAGCATGGCGAATACCAGTATGGGTCCAGGTCCGAGGAACAGGAGCAGTATTCCATCGTCACCTATGGAAAGATTTTTGCCATCACCCGCCAGGCCATCATCAATGATGACCTGGGGGCATTGACTCGAATCCCCATGAGCCACGGGGAAGCTGCGAACCGGAAAATCGGGGACGTGGTCTACGCGGTGCTGTCCGCCAACGCAGCCATGGGCGACGGGCTGGCATTGTTTGTCGCCGGCCACGGCAATCTTGTGGGTTCCGGTTCCGGCGCTGCGCCGGGAGTTGACACCATCGGCGCCGGCGTGCTGGCCATGGGAACCCAGAAGGATATCAAGGGGCTCCGCCGGCTCAATATCCGTCCGGAATTCTTTATCGCGCCGAAAGCCCTGGAAGGTGCTTCCGAGGTGTTTTTCCAGACCCTGCAATACGCGGACACCAACACCATTGCAACGGACAGTTCTTTGGCGGCCACCCGGAAAAATATCTATAGCGGGACCTATTTCACCCGGGTCTATGAACCCAGGATCGATGACGACGTGGCCACGAAGTGGTATCTGGCCGCCCGTAAAGGGAAAACCATAATCATTTTTTTCTTAAACGGTCAAGAAGCGCCGTACATGGAGACCAAAGAAGGCTGGACCGTGGACGGTGTGGAATACAAAGTCAGAATCGATGCCGGCGCAAAAGCCATGGAATGGCGCGGCCTTTATCAGAATTATGGTGCATAAAAAAAAAGAAGGAAAGAGGATAGAGAAAAGAGGAAAGAGAAAAACTATTTCCTAATTCCTATTTCCTAATTCCTATTAGGCGTTTTTTTAAAAAAGGAGAACATTATCATGCAGACATCAGGACTTGAAAAAGCAAAAGTCAACCTGGCCTCGTTTGAATACGACTTTGCGGTTCACGGCGGGGACATCGGGGACATCACCCTGGACAACGACGTGCTGCCCGATGACGCAATCGTCATGGACGGTATTATCGAGGTAAAGACCGCATTGGTCGGAGCCACGGCCACTGTTGCGCTCAAGGTGCTGGGTACGGACGACATCCTGGCGGCCACGGCCATCACGTCGTTTACCCTGGCGGCGGTTTTGGACGTGGTGCCGGTCGGCACTGCGGCCACCATGATCAAAATGACGGCCAAAGGGAACATGACCATGTCCGTGGCTGTGGCGGCATTGACGGCGGGCCGGTTCGTGGTTCACCTGAAATATGTGCTCGGAGTTTAATCGTGGGCGATTTTGACGATGCCGTAACTAAAGCGATGGCCGTATGGTTTGGGGCTGATATGGATCCGGAATCCATCGGCTATACGCCCAAGGGCGGTCTTTTAGACAGCGTTTTAGCCTTTGTGGATCGTTCGGGATTTGCCCAGGAGCCCTATATTCGGGGTCCGCGTACGGCCACCGCTATCATTACCATTATGGCCAGCGAGGTCACGACTCCCCAGCGCGGGGATATATTCACGTTTGACGGTTATGATTGGGAGCTGGAACCCGGCGAGGGCGTTACCCTGGACGATGGATATGTTTTTGAAATCTCATTGCGAAGGATCGACTGATGTTTTCGGTCAAGATCGACGACCGGCAAATCAAGCGGTTTGTCAAAACATCCCCCCAGCGGGCGGATTGGGCGCTACGTGAAGCGTTTTCCATGGCCGGCGGTCATTACCGCAAGGAATTAAGGGCGGACATCGAACAGGGGCGCATCGGAGGTCCCAAAGAACTGCATCCCCTGACAGAAGGAAAGAGGAAAAAACCGCGGTCGCCGTTGTACAGCCTGGGTAAGATGGTCAGATTCAAGGTGTCCAGGATTAAAAAAACCCGGTTTCGATTGTGGTTCGGTTTTCTTGGCGGGGGCGCACGGTATTTTCGGCAGCAGCTTACAGCCCTGCAGGTGGCCAAAATGCATGAATACGGGAAGAGAATCCGGATTACTCCCGCCATGCGGAGAAAGGCCGCTGCAATGGGCAGTCCGATCAAGAAGAGCACCCGATATCTGGAGATCCCGGCCCGGCCTATGATCGGGCCATTCTGGCGGAAGGTAAAGGCAGGGCTTGCGGGGTATATCGAAAAGCGATTCTTTCAGAAATTCTTGAGCAAGGAAAATCCGAGGATAGGGTTATGATACCAACCGGAAAAGAAGGGGTGTTACGAATATATGATTCAAGCGCCATTCTGCACGGTGCGGCACCCAGGGACGATGCCACCCCTGATATCGTCAAGTGGGACGGTGCGGCTGCCTGGACGAACATTACGACAGACGTTGACACCGACGATGCCAATGCGGCCTCGGCTTTTATTGTCGATAATGCCGGTGCGGTCTTTATCGGATCGGACGTTCTGTTTGCCATGATCGAATACTTGAAGGGCGAGGGGGCTAACTATGCCGCCGGGTCCGGGATGTTAAAGGCATATTATTTTGACGGCACGGATTTTACGGAAGTATTGACCGGTGTTTTGGACGGTACCGCTTCGGGCGGTGACTGTTTCGCAAAGGACGGCAAAATCACGTTTAAGATTCCGGCGGATTGGGCGGTCGGGGCAAACACGGTGAACGCCGCCCTGGATGCGGACAAGTATTATGTCAAACTCATGACCACCACGTCGCCCACCACCGATCCGGATGCCGACGTGTTGTGCCCGTGTGACGGCCAGTTTTTTGAAGTGCCGTTCGCGGCCATGGATTTTAGCGGGCCGTTTGGCAGGCCGTGGCAGGAAGAAATCCTGGTGCTTAATCGAATGAAAATGGATTCACTGGCCCATTACCGGAAAGGACCGGACGATAAAATTTACGAGGCCCTGGCCCTGGGCTTTTCCTGCATGATCGATGATACCCACAACAAAGATGATCTTAAAATCGTGCTGGTCTGTGGTGATCCCGATTCTGCCCGGTGGACGGCGGTGGGTGTGAGTTCAAAAGGCGACACCAAAAACGACGGTGTTAACCTTAACCCGGCGTTTGTCGATACCAGCAAAAAGACCGTTAACGTGCAAATCTTGTTTGATACCGATCGATCTGGAGGAATTTCTATCGGGCTGGCATATTATGAGGTTTATTTTCCGCCGGCGGAACAGAACATAGCAGAGGCCGAGGACGGTATCAGCGTGTCATGCACCGGCGGTATTTTTGGTGTTATCGAGGACATTCACGGTTTTGGAAACCGATATTAGGAGGATGGGGTTATGACTTTAAAAACTTTATATGATGCGAAAATTAGACTGTATGATGGAACGGCTACTACGCCGTTGTACCTGGAGGTCGATCTTGAACCCGGTGATTTTAACGGGCCGCTGGGTATATCCAGGCAGGAAGAAATCCTGGTTTTAAACCGGGGCCGGATGGATGCGCACGCACATTATCGAAAGGGGCCGGACGATAAGTTGATGGAGCCCCAGGCGGTATCGTTTACGATTCGAATTACAGACAGTGCGCAAACCGTCAACATTCGAAACTGGATTCGGGCCATGAACGACGCGCTTGCTACCCAGGTCAATTCGCAAACCCTGGTTTCTACCCAGGGCAAAACCAAGCGGGATGGAACCAACTTCAATCCGGTATTCGCGGATGCCAATAAAGGTACTTGCGACATTGAATATCTGATCGAAACCGGCGCCGCGGATCTCGGTTTGAAATATGCGGAAGTGTATTTCCCGGCGGACCAAGTCCCGCTTGCGGAGGCGGAGGATGCCATTACATTGACCCTGGCCGGTCTATGCTATGGCACCATCCTAGACATTGAGGCGTTTACGACCGGGACCGATGTTGAGATATAAGTCGAACCAAACAGGTCTTATTTGAGCTACATTCAACGATCAAGGGGGGATAAATGGGTGAGCATCCGGAAGAAAAAGATGTTGAGGAAATCAGGGTTATTTCCGAACTGATCGAGGGGGATCGGCTGTTTGACAGCCACGGCTATTCGATCCTCAAAGTTACAAAAAGCGGGGTTTCGGAAAAAGTAAAGATCCCCATTAAAAGCACCGGGGTTGCGGAATATCAGAGAGTCCTCGAGGGAAAGGCGCCCAGGCCCCCGATAACCAAAGAGCTGATCAAAAAGGGGTCTAAAGAGGGTCGGGCATTGGGTTTGCCCCATGACAAAATTGCTTTGGTGTTCGATAATACCGATGAAAAATACATCGATGCCCTTGAAAAGCACCAACAGGAATTCGCCTGGAAAGTGGCCATATTCGCCCTGGACATGACCCTCAAGAAAAAGGACGGCACCCAGGCCGGAAGTTACGAGGAAAAACGGGCCGTTCTTCAGTCCAGCGGGATCACCGGGTTTCACATCGATCGTATTTTTAAAGACGTTAACGCTCTGACTCAGTTCGCGGAGGATAGAGAGGATTTTTTATCCGGGACCTGATCGGTCTTACCGACGATGTGCTGACAAAGCTCGATCAGCGCCAGGAAGAACGAAAGGCTGAAAGCACTACTCCACTATATCAGGACATCGCGGTCATGAAGGCTAGCCGATTGTCTCCCGCACAATGGTGCAGGTTGTCTCGCCTGGATAAAAAGATTCTTCATTATTTTCGCATCATCGAAGTTTATTACATCGAGTTTTCGCCCGAGCGAGTCAAGATGCGGGCGCAGGCCAAAGAGGCTGAAAAGAAACGCAAACAACAGGAAATTTTGGGCAAAATGCCCGGATTGTCGCCCCGCTTTAAGGGAAGGAGATAATGACTACCGCGCAAACCAAAATAGAAGTAGTCGGTGAAACTTCCAAGTATGAACGTGCCATGCGGGATGTGGACCGTATCAATCAGAAAACCACCCAGATGATACGGAATTCATGGATTCAGGTTGCCGGTGCGATCTATGGAGCGATGAAAGCCTGGGACCTGGCAAAGCTGGGGGCTAAAGCCGAGCAGGAAATGACCGCTTTCAGGAACATGGCCGCAAGTTACGGGGCATCGGCGGATCAGATCATATCGGATTTAAAGCGGGCGTCCGGGCAAACCGTTGACACTATGACCCTGGTGCAAAAAGCCGGTACCGCTATGATGATGGGCATTGCTCCGGAAAAGGTGTCAAAGCTCATGGAAATTGCCAGGGCTACCGCTAAAATGACCGGCCAGGAAGTGACAACGGCGTTCGATAATATTTCTATGGCCGTCGGTCGTCAGTCCCGGATGATTCTGGATAACCTGGGCATTATCGTGAAGACGGGCGAGGCCAATGAACGGTACGCCGCGGAGCTTGGCAAGACCGCAAAGGAGCTTACGGACGTTGAAAAAAAACAGGCGTTCCTGAATGCTACCCTGGCGGCAGGTGATGAAATGATGCAGCGCCTTGGCAATCAGACCCGAACAACCGCTGAAATATTTCAGAGCGCAGAGGCTTTAAGTAGTAATTTAAAGGTGGCAATCGGTCAGGGTTTGGTTTGGGCTGCGAAATCGTTGGTTATGGTGTTCGCCCTGGCCGGCCAGGCAATCAATGATTATATGGGTCGGTTTTTCGGTGCATGGGAAGCATTGTGGGGGATGCTGGCAAAGATTCCGGGGCCGCAATCAAAGATGTTTACGTGGCTACAGGAAGGGGCCGCCGGTGCTGCGGATCATTTCAGAGAGGCGGCGGACCAGGCAAACCGTTTTGTGGATGAATTGTTAAACCTGTCGGATGTTGCACCCATTACCGCACCTAACATCGGCTTTGGCGGCGGCGGTGGTGAGGGCGAGGGTTTGCCGTGGCACGGCATGACCAAAGAACAACTGGAAAAGCGGCAACAGATGATCCAGGACATGGTGGACATGGAAAACGAGGTTATTGCCGAGGCAATGGCCCAGCGGATCGAGATGGAAGCCGAGCACGAAAGCGCCTTATTGCAGATGAAGACCGATGCCATGTATCAGGGCTTTGCTTTGAAAGAGGAGGAGCTGCGCCAGTATATTGAAACATCGAACAAACAGATCAAGCTGGAACAGGCCGTTCAAAAGCAGATGACCGACATTGCCAGACAGGAGGCCACGTATAAACAACAGATCGCCCTGGGTTTGGGGACCGCGCTCTTGAGCATTGCCGGCGCCAGCAACGATGCAATATTTATGGCCACCAAGGCCTTTGATATGGCAATGGCCATTATTTCGGGTTATGCCGCCGGCGCAAAGGCCCTCGCGGAAGTTCCGTATCCCGTCAATATCGGCGTGGCGGCTAAGATGGTAGCTCTCGGATATTGGCATGCCGCTGCGATTGCTGCAACGGCAATCGGGCAAATGGCCGCCAGTGGCGGCGGAAGTGTCGGAGAGGGAACATATACCTCGCCGATAGTAACAACCCCTGCGGACGTTCCGGCGGTAACGTCGGAAGCGTTCACGGACCAGCAGGAACAGCGGGGCACCCTGAATATAAACATCTATGGGGACTTTATCGGCGATGAGCAGTACATCGATGAGCTGATTGAAAAAATCAACAACGCCGATGAGCGGGACGTTTTTATTAATCAATCCAATTACGCAAGAGAAACCTCATGACCATACGAATCACATACGACAGTAAAAACATCGATCTCCTGATCGGACCCGAAGGCCTGGAACCCGCTTTTGAACAGGCCAAGAGTTCTAACCGATCCATATCCGGCAAGATCGAAACCATCAACTTTCACGGCATACAGGAAATGTCGTTCGATGCGTATTTTTCCGAATCGGGTTATTACGATCTGGTTGCATGGTGGTCATGGGCGAGGCAGGGCAGGGTTTGGTCGTTCACTCTGGATTCGTTAAAAACCGTGAACACAACTCTGGATGATTCAGCGGCCGCCGGCGAGAAGGTGATTCCCTTGACCGCAACGGCCGGGTTGTCTGTGGATGAGGTGTGCTTTATCCGGGCGGAAGATAACGACGACGAATTTGAAATTGTCGAAATCGCATCCATATCCGCCGGGGTCAGCATTACCGCAAAGGACAATCTAAAATATTCCTACAGTTCGAACGACACGTTCCGGCATTTGGAGTACTGGCCGCAAGTTAAGAGCCTGGACAAGCGGTTTTTGCCCGCAAGGGAAGGGGACGGCTATCATCACACCTTTAAATTTATCGAGGTTTTATAAATGCTGTTAACCAATCCTAATTTTGATGCAAAGCACGATCTGGATTTTAAGACGCCGCTGTATCTCGTGATATTCGACGGCGAGTCCGGGGGATACAGCAATCACAAAATATCGGGTGCGGTAAGCGACTTGTTGATCAAAGAGGACGGCGATCTTTTTTTGCTCGAGGACGGCAGCGGGGGCTTCTTGTTGGAGTCCGGCGGGGCGTCGCTGTATGACCGTTATTTAAAATCGATTGCCGGGCTTAACCAGCAGGTAACGCCGGAAGAAGGAAAGGGAACCATCGGCGGTATTACGTTTGAACTGCTGGACGTAAACGATGAGATCACGGCTCTGCTGGCCACGGACCCGTATTATTTTCACCGGAGAAAGACCACTATCAAGACCGGGTATGCCGGGATGAACGAGGATGATCTTTTAAACATCATGGTCGGATGGGTGACCGACATCAAGTTGAGTGCAGACGGGTTGATGTATGTTTTTAACGTAACGGACCCGCAAAAATGGATGCAGAGAAAGATTTTCCGGGGATCGGAGGAATCCAGCGTTAATATTTCGGGAAATGGATTGAACCTTCTGTTGGCGCTGCTGACATCGACGGGCACCGGATTGAACGGCTCCTATGATTGGTATGTTGCGGAGAACGGCCTTGGCATCAGTGTCGATTATATTAATATCGCGGGAATCGAGGCTGTTCGGGATAATTGGTATCCGGGAACTTCGGCACACCTGTCGTTTACCATTACCGAGAGAATCAAGGCAAAGGATTTTATCGAACAGGAGATTTTAAAGCCCTTGAATTTATACCCGGTCGTGGACGGGCAGGGACGGTTCAGCGTTAAGCCGTTCAAGCCGCCCCTGATCGCAAGCGATGAGGTTATCGTGATTGATGAGGATGTAATTATCGGCCTGCCGACATGGGACATGAACCTGGCGGCGGTGGTCAACGAGGTCGAATGGCATTATAACTATGACCCGGTGGATGATGAATATAAAACCATCGATTTTTATATCGACTCGGATTCGCTGAACAACCGGGGGCCGGGCAAGAAATCAATCGTTATTAAAAGTAAAGGGCTGTCGGCATTTGACAGCCTGATGATCCGTTCAAAGAACCGAATCTTTGACCGGTTTGCGGCTCCGCCCATCAAGATCAATGCCAATTGCTGGTTTTCACGCTGGCTGGCAGAGGCCGGGGACGTGATTTCATTTTCTCATCCCAACTTGCCGGATATAGAAAACGGAACGCGGGGCATATCTGCAAAGATGATGGAGGTTATCAGTCGTGTAATCGACTGGCGCCAGGGCATTGTGAAGCTGGGGCTTTTGGATACGGGCTTTACCAAGGGAACGTATCAGGTGATCAGTCCGACCATGACCATTACGGGCGTTACAGATCGGGAGAATTTTACCGTGTCGCCGGAGGATGCGGCAAAATACGCTAACCTGTCGAATCCGGAGGTTCAGATTTGTGATGCGGGGATGCGGCAAAAGGTTGCCAATGTTACCGTATTGGCTGTCGATAAATATACCGGGGTGATCCAGATAGACAACGCGGGACTCGATCTGTCTGCCGGCTGGATCGTCTTGTTTGCTGAATATGACGACTGTACCGCCGTGCAAAAAAAATTCGGGTTTATTGCCGACAGCGCAAACACGCTCGGAACCGCGAACGATGATGCACATTTAATTGTGCCATAAGGGGTTAAGACATGGGTGGTGTAATATTTACGGGAATAAGTGCATTGAGGATGATCCTCGAGACCGAAACCGATGCCAACAGCCCGGACAATGAAACAACTTATTCCGCAGTAAGAAAGGCCATCGAGGTTTTATTTTTGCTGCTGTTCGGTACGGGTGATACGGGTTCGGCCACGTGCGATCCCCCCGACAACACTACCGGAGTTCTGACCAATACCGGAGCCGGATTTGATGTTGATGAGCACAATGGCCGAACCCTTTTAATCACATCCGGCCTGGCCAGGGGCAATTTCTACACTGTCCATGATACCACCGCCACGACCGTTGAATGTACGGGCAATAATTTATATTCGGACGGCGTCAGGTCCGGCGACAGCTATGTGATTCTTTTCGATTTAAAGGGCAATGCGGACGGCCACGATCATGACGGCATCAATTCGAAAAGTGCGGTGCTGGCAGACCGTTCCATCACTACCCTTAAGTATGGCTTCGGCTCGGTTAATACTAATGCAATCGCTACAGCATCCGGCAGTGTTAGCCAGGCCAACGGCGAAACGATCACGGTTTTGCCCGGCGGCGAGTACGGGTTTTCCCATCGTACCCGCATCAACAATACCAGCACCGATGCAGTTGCGGGCGTATTGCTGGGCCGGCATGTAATTGGATACGAGGACATAGCGGGTATCGATGACTGGTTTTGGGCGCTGGATCGGGCGGTAGGATTTACCGATACCGGAATAACCGCCGCCATAACGTTATACTCAAACTCTGCAGCTGCCACCGCATACGCCACACAGAGATATGTTACGGCGTCCGGTGAAGTACACTGGATATTTTTATTAAAAGACAAGGCCACCGGAGAAATAACATGCATATGGGAAAACCCGGATCATCCCTGTTTCGGCAACGGCGGGAAACCATTGCTGATGCCGCACCCGTTCCTGAGCTTTGACTCGGCCACACAGGAAATCGTCTGCATCAACCCAACCAGTGCTGAGGTTAAAAAAATCAGGGATGCGATGATCGTTGAGGATGAAGGCAACCACAATCTGAATTTTATAGAAGCCTTCCGGCTTCTTTACGATATTGACGAAACCACGGAACCGACCTGGGCGAATGTAAAGGTGACGGTGGGCCTGCCTGATAATTGGGAAGATTTGCCAATAGGTTCTAAAATCGATCCGGTGAAAAAAGTTATACCCAAACCGGCGATGGTGAGAACGGCAGGATTGAAAATCAAGGCAAAGGGGATGCAGCCATTATGATATTCACAAGTGAACAAATCAAGGACAGGTTGAAAAAGATATGGTCCGATCTTGTTTATATCTGGCCCACAAATCCCAACTGGACACTGGATTTAGATGAATGGCTTTTAAAGATAAAAGAGCATTGCAGCGTCAGGCATTTTATTTTTACACCGGGAATATTTGAATGTGAAAACTATGCCCGCACCTTTGTCGCCAATATCTATAAATATCAATACGACCTCTATCATTCCGGGGAGTTTAAGCCCGAATGGAGGTGGGCTGTCGGCTATTCAATGGGAGTTAAGGCGGATATATTTGGGAACGCCGATGTTCACGGTATGGTTATAATAATTACCGAAACACGGGTGCTTGTATATGAACCGCAGGACGACACCTATTTAGATCACAATTATCAATACGTACCCTTTTTCGTTACGTTTTAGAGGGGGTTAAAATGTTAAAACGAATATTAATTACTTTTATTTGTCTGGCGTTTGTAGGGTGCGCTTCGACCGGTCTGCCTAAAAAGATTATGTCGCCCGAAGACTATATGAAGCTTGGCGAACAGACAATGGCCAATCAGAAATTCACGCAGCTTCCCGAAGATACCGCCCCAACGTCTGACGATATAGTGGTAACTGCTAACGATCCCGGTGGAACCCCGGTGAATAAAAAAGTGACCCTGGCCAATTTATTCGGGGTCGAGGACGTGATTTTCAAGGCGTCGTTCGGCAATCAGGATTGGGGCGATATAAGCGTAAGCGGCAACGTGGTTTCGCTGAACGCCGATGTGGTGGGCGTTGCTGAAATGGCCGATGCGGATCATGGAGACATAAGCTGGTTGGCCGGTGTGGCCACGATCGATCCAGGCGTTATCCTGGTTAGTATAGGAGTTTACGACGGAGATTACGATGCTGCCGTGTTAGCAATCGGCGCAATTCCGACTACGCTTTATGTTGATGAGGCCGCCACAATGTCAACGAATGTTACTACACCGGCGACGCTTGCAACAATTATTTTAAAAGGCGGCTCGATAGATCAGGCAGGAAGCACCTTGACAACTAACGGACCCTTGATCATGCAGGGCGGTTCGATTACGAATGACGCGGCTTTGAATATCAATGGATCCTTTCCCGACCCTGGACCGATTCAGGTTTTTACCAGCACCGGAACGGTAAGTTTTGGAACTGGCGCTGTGCCCAAAGCTTATCCTCAATGGTGGGGAGAAAATACAACCCCAGGCACAACAGACATGACAGCAGAAATTCAAGCTGCTTTCGATTCGGGTATTGAGCATGTCTACATTTCCGATGGAACGTATATGATAGAAGCAACTGAAAATGCTTCGCCAACTGATCATGGATTAACAGTTCCATCGAACATTAAAATAGAAATGTCACAAAATACAATATTAAAAGCTATCGGAAATGACCATACTAATTCCGCAGTTCTTGGAATATATAATGTCAGTAACGTCATAGTAACAGGCGGTGCAGTAGAGGGTGAGAGATATGAACATATTGGTGAGACTGGCGAGTGGGGTCATTGTATTGATATTCGCGCATCTTCGAGGGTAAAAATTGAAGGTGTTTATATCTCTAAGTCTTGGGGAGACGGAATATATTTGGGAGACATTGCTGGTACTCGAGCCGAGGATATTTTAATTCTAAACAATTATGTTGAGTACTCCCGACGAAATAATCTTAGCATTGTTCATGCTTTTCAAGTAACCGTTAAAGGAAACACATTTAAGAGCGCAAATGGTACTGATCCACAAATGGGGATTGATATAGAGCCAGATACTGGCGATTTTGTTTATGGTTGCATCATTACAGAAAACAGTTTTATTAGCAATCAAAAGGCTGGGGCGAGAATAGAAGGTACTAGTGGCAGTGTAAAGCATATTACTATATCACATAATTACTTTTCTGGTAACAGTGTTGCCGCAGATGCTACCCAGGCAGCTATAATTGCCAAAAATGCCAATAATGCCAATATTATTGGAAATGTTATTTTTGGTGAGGGTCAGCAAGGAATTCGTGTAACTGACTTTACCAGGATTTCAATTATTGGGAATAACCTCTATCAGACTGATTTAACTGGCATCCATCTTAAAAGTGTTGATCAAGGAATAGTTCAAGGAAATACGGTTCATCAAGCCGGTTTTGATACCAATGATACATATGATGGGATCTATGCTGAAACTTGTAATGAGACCGTTATATCCGGAAATATTGTGGTTTTAGGTGGATCTGGAAATAATGTTAAGTACGGCCTCAATGTCTCTGGGGGAACTGAGATATTTGCAACGAATAATATTTTAAATGGAGTTACCGCTGCTTTAATTGACTCTGGAAGCACCACTGTATATTACCGCAATAATCCAGTTTGGCAAACAACCTTCACTGATGCGGACACAACACCATCTGTTACGGGAGTTGAGTATGGTTTGTGTGTTAATACGGGAGCGACTGCTATTACAGCCTTTGATAACGGTAGCATTGGACAAGAGATAATTGTTAGGATTGATGCAAATTCTACTATAACCAGTGGTGCTCGATTGTTGTTAGCGGGTGGAGCGAATTTCACTGGAGATTCAAATGATTTAATAACACTATTCTGTGTAGTTGGTGGCGCAGCCTCGGCGTTTCGTGAAGTGTCCAGGTCTGTTAATTAAGACTTGGCAACACAAAGCAAATGAAAAAGATCAAAGCGGATTAAATATGGACGGACTATCAAAAGAGACATTTATCAGCGCATTTGTAAAAAACGACTCAAAATTACAGGCGGAAATTTTGTGGGATCTGTTTGCCGGGCTTTATGAGAAGGTGGATGCGCTCACCGATTCCCGAAAATGGCTAAGAAGGTGGACCCCATACTTGATCATTATCGGGTCTTTTGTGGGCGGGTTTACTGCATTTTTTACCGAACGGTTTTTTTTCTAATGGGCAGGGGCGATAAAATATTTGAAATCGCGATCCAGACGGTTCTCAAGCATGAGGGCGGTTACACGGTGGACCATGCCGGACCGACTAATTACGGCGTGACGTTGAGATCCCTGGACGTGGATATCGACCTGGACGGCGACATCGATGGTGATGATATCCGGGCCATGACGATAGAGGATGCAATCGCGTTCTATAAGCGCCGATGGTGGGACCGTTATAAATATTACGAAATTAATCATATGCTGCTGGCCACAAAGGTTTTCGACCTGGCGGTTAATATGGGTTCAAAGCAGGCCGGAAAGCTGGTTCAGCGGGCCATGCGGGCCTTTGACGTGCGTTTGGTAGAGGATGGGGTCCTCGGGCCGGTGTCGTTTAATGCGATCAATAACATTCCCTACAGGGACGGTTTAATTATCGGGGTTCGATGCGAGGCCGCCGGATTTTACCGGAGCCTGGTAGCCGGGAAGCCAAAATTTGAAGAATTTTTAAAGGGCTGGCTCAACAGGGCTTATGCCTAAAAGGAGAAAATCGTGCGAAAAAAAATTGTACTTACTATTATGTTTTTTCTTATTGGCAGCGCCGCTGCTCTGGCTGGTCCTTTTCTTGTGTGCTCGCCTGTACCAAGTGATACTGTATCTCACTATTGTATCCAGATTGACGGATTGGATGCAGTCATTGTGCCGGCTTTTGGAAACCCTGACGGGACCGTGATGCTCCATTATGATTTGAAGGATCTGGCAAACGGGAATCACAATTTTGAAATAGCGGCGGCCAACGTGTGGGGGGAATCTGTATATGTCCCTTTCGACTTCAAAAAGGGGGTTCCAGGCGGTCCCCAAAATTTCGGATTAAGCCCTGATTAAAAGGAAAGAGGAGAATAAAAAACTTACGTTTTGGCAGATGGTCCCCCAGCCGGGGGATGAAATGTATTTTGATTCAACCCTAAAAGTGAAGGTGAAGAGATGAATTATTTAATTGGGCAAATAGTAGCATTTGTGGCGGGGGCATGTTGTGCTTCAGTCGGATGGTTCTTTGTGTGGAAAAACAACAGGGCCAAGTTTGAAGAAAGACTAAGAAAAATTAAATAAAGGGGGACTAAGTGGACTTAAAAGAATTTGGTTCTAAAATCGCAAGTATAGCGCCCATGCTCGGTGGTGCGTTTCTCGGTCCGGCAGGAGCAGCGGGGGGAGCGTTGCTGAAAGTTATAGCTGGCGCATTCGGCTTAAAAGATGATGCCAAACCCGATGAGATTTATCAAGCTATTC